GTGTTTGTTCCGCAGCAGCAAGCGGAAGGTCGGAAAGTTTTAACTTATGAACTAAGACTACCCATTCCAGCACCCCCACCGGTGCCAACCCCCCCATTGTTTGGGCCACGTCCTGTCGTGCCCAAATGTATTCAACAGGGTCGTAACAAGAAATTCTTCGTCACAGAGCGACCCATAACCGTTCCGCATTGTAAATTGGCAAATTGTTCCTGCCAAGCTACTCTGCGTGCCTTGTACGACGCCCGTGCTGCCGGCTTTATGCCCAAGAAGAGAAGCCGGGCTTGGCCCATCAACTGGGGTAATGATGTTGATGAAGGCCAACTTGCTCACTTCCACCAGGATCATGACAATTGGCTCCTGGACTACACGACCCGGAGCTTTGTACCTAAAGCTCCCAAGGGCGAGAGCCAGACTATGAGGGCTTATCGCACTTATTTGAGCAGCGACAATGGTCGCGAAATTCCTTTAAGAACCAGGGCGAGTGACCAGATCCTCGCTAGGATTCATAGTATCGGTATGTATGAGTGCATGGACTCCCGTGAGACCGATCCCTGCCTGGTGGCTAGGCAAAATGACCGCCGTACTTGGTTGGCACTTGCGGCCATCAAACGCAAGCAGCTAGCCAATGCTAAGAAGTTGAGACCCTTGGATGGTGACCATCCGCTACCTTCTACCTTGGAGTCCAATTGCTCCAAGATAATTGGTTGCGACCTCCAAGTCGTCTCAATGGATTACAAGACGGAGGCATACACGGGAGATTTTAGGCTTTTGTCAATGATGCAAGGGAAGGTCGTGGAGCGTGATTTCATCTACGGCCTAGTGAGGTTTGAGCGCAGATGGTTCCCTTTACTTGTTGACAAATTCTTAAAATTCGTGGAGCCCTGGTCGCCCCAATGGAGCACCGATGAGAAGAGACGTTACATTGATGAGTCTCTTCGTCAATTGTTCGGTCACATGCAGGAAGGGGCGATGGAAGTGTTGTTTGTGCCGCATATGTTGTCAGCTGCACTAGCTGACTCACCTCTAGATACTTCCATAGAGGTGTTGCGGGCTAATACGCGAGGCCGGTTGTTAAGGCTCAGTGCGTTCCCTCTGATCGACACTGAGGCAGCTAGAATGTTGGCTGGAACTGAGCTGATGTTGCTGCTTACCGCGCCTAGCTATTTAAACTCCATGTGGCTGCCGAGCAACGGTCCATGGCGCACAGCGTTGTCCGGGACAGAATTGAGCAACGAGGCGTTGTGCGTCACGGTATCTGGGGACTCAACAAGAAAGTATACGCTGTTGGGTACCGCCCCGAGGAGGTCGGTCTTGCAATACCTAAATTTGCAGATGATGCTAAACCTCAAATTGACTCTCCTTATGGGCCTCATCGCCATAGGTCTCGAAATGCTCGGCTTCTTAATCTTTCTATTCCCAAGTATGGCTATACCAGCGTTGATCGTCACAATAAAGCTACTCAAGTCGCTGGCCTTGCTAGGAGGGTGGCTCGGGATCTTTCGCACCTCTCGTTCTATTCATCTCCTCCTGACGTTCGCATTAGCCGTCTTAGTCGTCTCTCTGACTTTGTGGATGGATGGCTTGCATGTCACCTTACTCCAGTTGTTGTTCCAACTTTCGATGATTGGCTTTTACGTAGCCCGTATAATCAGAACCGTAAGAGCCAATTACGGAAATGCTGGGAGTCATTGCGCGGCGCCGCTCCCAGTCGTAAGTGTCGTCGTAAGATAAAGTCATTTGTGAAGCTGGAGTCGTACCCTGAGTTCAAACATGCCCGCTGGATCAATTCGCGAGTGGATGAATTCAAGGTATACTCCGGCCCTGCATTCAAGGCTATTGAGGAAGAAGTATATAAGGTACATAATTTTATCAAACACGTTCCTGTGCCCGACAGACCTGCATTGATAAACGCGATGCGAGTTGAAGGGCGCTACTATTATGAAAACGATTTTAAATCATTTGAATCGTTGTTTCTTCCCGAAACCATGAATGCTTTGGAACTTAGGCTTTATCGGTATTTGCTGCGTGACTATCCGGAGTTGGCCCAGAACATCTGCGACACCATTTCCGGCTACAATGAATTAAGGACCAGGGAGGGTGTCCGTATTACCTTGCGAGGACGGCGCATGTCCGGTGACATGTGCACGAGCGTGGGAAACGGCTTCTCCAATTTAATGATCGCATTATTCATTGCTCATGAGAAGGGTGGTAACCTGGATGGGTATGTTGAAGGTGACGATGGGATATTCGCCACCGATTTCCCTCTTACTGCTGAGGATTATGCTGACCTTGGTTTTGAGGTTGAAATTAAACAAATCCCTGACCCCTCAAGAGGACACTTTTGTGGGATGACAGTAAACCCTATGAATGAGATAGTCAAGGAC